ATCATATCAATTTGTATCTGGCGGCACAACAAATTGGGATGCTGATGCCACATCAACAAGTAAGTTTAAGCAACTAGCAAGCACAGAAATGTATAATCTACAAAATGGCAATGTAGAAACAACTCAAACAGACACCACAATAGGTGATGCATATGCAACATATTTTGGTAATCCAGAAGAAGTAGATGTTTCTCTTCTAATTGCAGGAAATATTGATGCTACAAATGCAAAGAAGGTTGTAGAAGTTGCAGCACAGCGTCAAGATTGTATCGCATTCGTATCACCATCAGCAGCAACACTTGGTGGATTGACAAGTAATGCATCAATTTTCTCAGCAATTAGTAGTTACAAAACAACAGTGGGAAATTCATCTTATGGTGTAATGGATGGTAACGCTAAGTACCAATATGACCGCTATAATGATAGATTCTTATATGTACCACTATGCGGAGATATTGCAGGTTGCTGCGTAAGAACAGACAATAATAAAGAACCTTGGTATTCACCAGCAGGTTATGATCGTGGTCGTATCAATAACATTGTTAAACTTGCATGGAATCCACCAAAAGAATATAGAGATGATTTATACAATCTAAGTATCAATCCTGTAGTAACCTTCCAAGGTTCAGGTGCAATACTTTTTGGTGATAAGACTCTACAAACCAAGCCAAGTGCTTTTGATAGAATCAATGTTCGTAGACTCTTCAATGTTCTAGAGAAGACAATTGCTACAGCAGCAAAATTCCAACTCTTTGAATTCAATGATGCATTCACAAGAGCACAATTTAGACAACTAGTTGAGCCTTTCCTACGCGAAGTACAAGGTAAGCGTGGTGTAAGCTCATATGCAGTAGTTTGTGATGAATCAAATAACACACCAAGTGTAATTGATCAAAACCAATTCGTAGCAGATATCTTTGTTGCACCAGCAAGAAGTATCAACTTCATCCGTCTAAACTTCGTTGCTACACCAACAGGAGTAACATTCGCTGAATTTGGTGGTTAATTATAAAAAAGGCATATAAATAAAGAGGATCAAGGAGATTTAAAAAAAATGTCAATCGCTAATTCGTCAATCAACTCATTCATGTCAAACTTCGACGGCGGCTCAAGACCAAATCTATATTCTGTAAATTTGTCTTGTCCAATCCTCGGTGCCTTACCAGTATTGCAATTTTATTGCAAGGCAGCAACTTTACCTTCATCAATTTTAGGTGAAGTAAATGTTCCATACTTAGGTCGCATGGCTAAGTATCCCGGTGATCGTCAATTTGAAGACTGGACTATTGATATTATCAATGATCAAGGCATGACACTAAGAAGTGCATTCGAAAGATGGAGTGAAGCATTTAACACATATGCTGGAAATGCAACAGCATTCCCAAATCCAAGAGCAGCATTTGGTACAGCAGTAGTGGCACAACTAGCAAGAGATTATTCAGTAGTTAAATGGTATCAATTCTTTGATGTTTGGCCAGATAACATTGCAGCAGTACAATTAGGATATGATCAAAACGATACTGTTTCAGATTTCCAAGTAACATTCAAATATTCATACTTTGTAACAAGCTCAGGATATCCAATCCAAGCAGCAGGTGTTCCTGGTTCTACAATTGGTCCAGGCGGTGTTGCAGCAGGTGCAGCAGGTGCAGCATTCGGAATCCCAGGATTTGGTGGTGGTCTTGGCTCAGGAGCAAATGTTGGAGTATTTGGACCAAACGGTGGCGTGGGTGTGGGTGCTGGTGGTGGATTAAACTCAACAGCATTCGGTATAAATACAGGTAGTTTCGGATTTGGTATTTCTACCAGCCGAGTACCTGGAACCTAAACCAAGAATTTCTTGGTTGTTTAAATAAGGATTTTTATTATGGCGTTTGAGATATTTGGATTTACATTTGGTAAAAAACAAGAGCCTGACAAGGTAGAGTCATTTGTACCAAAAAACCTTGAAGATGGTGCAAGTGTGGTCGAATCTGGCGGCTTCCAGGGCATGTATATTGACTTGGACGGTACTCTTAAGGCAGATGTTGATCTAATTAGAAAATATCGTGAGATGTCATTGAATGCCGAAGTAGATATGGCAATCGATGATGTTGTAAATGAAGCCATAACAGAAGATGCAAAGGGATTCCTTGTCCAATTAGATTTGGATAAATTAGTTGACTTCCCAGAAGAAATTAAACAAATAATGTATGATGAGTTCCAAAATATTTTAAATCTTTTAGATTTTAATAGAAAGGGACAAGAGATTTTTAGAAGATGGTATATTGATGGTAGATTATATTATCATCATATATTACACGAAGATCCCACTATGGGTCTAAAAGAAGTTCGTCTTATTGATCCAATATTGATAAAGAAGATTCGTGAAGTAAAACGAGATATGAAACTTGGTAATGTACCGATTCTTCAAGGTGTAGATGAATATTATGTATTCTCAAATTATGAAAAATTAAATCCTTATGATACAAAGGGATTGAGAATATCTCCAGATAGTATTAATTATGTACATTCTGGTTTGTTTGATTATTCAAGTAAGAGAGTTGTAGGATGGTTGCATAAAGCAATTAAACCACTTAACCTACTTAGAATGGTTGAGGATGCAACTGTCATTTATCGTTGGTCTAGAGCACCAGAGCGTCGTGTATTCTATATCGATGTCGGTTCTCTACCAAAGAATAAAGCAGAACAATATTTACGCGATCAAATGAATCGCTTCCGTAATAAAATTGTTTACGATGCAAATACCGGAGAACTCCGTGATGATCGTAAACACATGAGCATGTTGGAAGATTATTGGTTACCTCGCCGTGAAGGTGGTCGTGGTACAGAAATTAGCACTCTTCCTGGTGGTCAAAACCTAGGAGAGATGGCAGATGTTGAATACTTTTTAAAGAAATTATATAAAGCATTAAACATACCAACAAGTCGTCTACAAGCAGAAAATGGTTTCAACATGGGTCGTGCATCTGAAATCACGCGTGATGAATTAAAATATTCTAAATTTGTAAATAGACTTAGAGTAAAATTCAGTGAATTATTTTTAAACTTCCTCAGAACTCAATTATTAGCAAAACAAGTAATGAGTGATGAGGATTGGAAAATAATACAACAAAAAATAAATTTCAAATTTGCAACAGATTCATATTTTGCAGAATCCAAGCAAGCCGAAATATTAAGAGATCGTATTGCAATTCTTAGAGATGCTGCAGATTATTCTGGTAAATTCTATTCAGATAGATGGTTAAGAAAGAATCTTCTCCGTCAAACAGATGAAGATATTTCACAAATGGATAGAGAGATTGCAGAAGAACAACAAATTCAATTATTAAAACAACAACAATCCGAAATGGCAGCGATGGGTGGTACTCCTAATATGATGCCTCCTCAAGGAGGAGAAGCACCAGCAGGCGGGCAAGAAGCCGGTATAAATACAGGAGCAAGTGCTCAACCTGCTACTAATTTAGGAGGTATGAAATTCGATGCCAGCAGCCTATTATGATATATCAATCGAAGAAGGTACTAGTTTTAAACTAAAATTAAAGTTTAAAGACGCAGAAAACAATCTAGTAGATTTAAAAGATACAATTCTAATCCCAGAAGGATTTGAAGAAGTTTTTGCAAAAGAAGATGGCAGTGGTTATTATGATGTTGGTGTTTTTGCAAAAATGCAAGTTAGAAATTCTATTAATGCTGGTATTGTTGAATTGAATTCAATAGGCACAGGAGATTCCTCCGCAGTATCTTTATATGGGGAAAGTTGGAAACCAACTGGCTCAACACCAATAGTTTTGAGTTTATCAAATCCAGGTGCAACACAAACAGCAAATATAAAAATATCATTATCTTCTTTTGTAACAAAAAGAATAAATTATGGTAATTACTTATACGATTTAGAATTAATATACCATATTATGCCAACAACTGGTACACCAAATTATGAAATGATTTCTGAAGGTTTAGATACAAGAACAGTTGTTTTTAGAATTTTACAAGGAAGATTCATAGTAACTCCAGCAATTTCAAGATAATATGGCATCAGTAAATCTAAGCACATTTTATGTAACAGTAGAAGAAACCACTCCAGTCTTTAAGGCTAGAATGGATTCTAGAACTGAAATAACTATTGCACAGTTCATAACTCCAGAGGATATTTTGGAGGCAACTGCACATAGAGATCCTAGTTATCAAGCAAGTTTTAATCGCTGTACATCTTTAGGTTGCACTGATTATACAAAAGGATTTAATTATGCTCCTAGTTGTGGAGAATGTGAAAAACCATTATTTGAGCCATTCAAAAGTAGAAAATTAACATGTTTAGCAGATGTTCTACTACAAAGAATTAATTATGATATCGATAACTTGATATCAGAAGATAGAAATTCTGATTGGGGTGGTGGAATGCCCATAGTAGATAATGATATAAAGTCTGGCAGAACAGATTATTTTTATTCAGATGCATATGTTGAATATAAAAGATATATTAAAGATATAGATTTAAATGGTGTAACGGATTATGGCTGGAGAGCATTTCCAGGATTAAACGGAGAGGTAAGTTATAATAAATTTTTTGCTATGAGTGGATTTTGGCTTGGTTTAGAACCATGTCATGGTGCAAATAGATTATTCCAATGTGCTGTAAGTTGTGAGAATGGTGAAGTTGTTGGTTGTTGGCAAGTAGGTGATCTTGCAAGAGAAACAGGAGCAAATCCTCTTTCACTTTATGGTGAAGTAGAGTTTGGTTCTGTATGGACATTTACTGGTTTTGAAGCAGGAACACCAAAGGCAAAATATTATCAAATATACGATCCTGCACAAATTATAGCAGCAGGATTAAAACTAACAAGAGAACAAATACTTCCTCTAAATCCAACACTATCCATAAACAATTTCCTACCATCACAGCAAACAGAATCCACAGGGTTTGCTAATTGTAAAACAACAAGAACATCAATAGATTTTGGTGATTCAGACTTCTTAAGAGAAAGTAATTGTTTATCTGGTGGTAACAAAAGATACAGTAGCACAGAAAAAAGATGTTCTACATGTGATTTAAATTCTTATAAACCAACAAGAGCAATTGATAAATTTATTAAATTAGCAGATTCTACATTGAATATTGAAAGATCTGATGAATGGTACACAACTAATATTTTTAATAAAGAATTAAATGAAATACCAGCATCAGAATTTGCTAAACTTAGATTTACAGTTGTTGGTGATATTAGAGGAAAAGTATTAACTGATGGTAATGATTGTTATTTCCCAAAGGCATATTCTGATGGTCAACCCGGAAAATTCGTATTGGGTGGAGCAACTACTGCCACAAAAACAGAAGGTTATAAACAAGCAACATATACCGATCTTGGATTGTCTGCAAACTTCCAATACGATGATTGTATACAGTGTTTGGAAGCAAAAGCAAATGCAGAGTATCTTTTAGTTAATTCTGCAATCAATGAAGTTTCACTTATCTCGCCTTTCTATGATAAATGTGGTGTTGATGTTGGTAGTAATACAACACATTTAAAATATAATATAGATTGTAACTGTGTAAGATGTGGTGATATCTATATCACAGGCGCTCCAAGATATGTTTCTGCAACTAATAAATGGGAATATGAACCTTGGGTAACTACTGCAAGTGTAAATGAAATTTATCAATTACCACAAAAGATTAAAGTAAATAGTCAATTTGGTTTAATAGATGATCCAGAATGTGTTCCTTCTAAAGATGATTCAAATGCATATTATCCATATGCAAAAAGAAAAGATCCAGGATGTTGGGATCCGAACAGTGGTCAATATAGAAGAATATGGTATTTCTGGGATAAGAGTAAAACATTTACAGACTTCCAATTTAGAAATATACCAGAAAATATAACATCACCAACAGGCGTTAAAGATGTACTTTTCAATAGAAATACTTTATGGAGCGGATGTGGTGGTTTAGCAAATAATGATAGAGCAGTTGTTCCATTCGGTATCACCTGTTATGAAAAATTAAGAGAACAGCAAATTGGAACTGGAAGAGCAGTACCATCTACTTTAAGTATTGTTTCTGGTGTTAAACTTGCTCCAGAAAATGAATTTACACAAGCAGAAATAGATGCAGATATTTTCCCATTAGATTCATTAAATGCTACTCAACCAAGAACATATCTTTATTACAGTAGAAGAGCAACAACTTCTTATCTGCCATGTGATAGTACAAATACTGCTCCATCTGTAGGAACCTATCAGTGCTCATGTGCTTGGTTGCCCTGTATGGATGAGATCATGTTAACAGCAGTACCAATTAAATATAAAACAAGTTCAACAGATCAGCCATTAAAATTGTGCTCATCTAAACTTGCAGCAACTGAAGCATTCCCATCTATATTTGAATTACATCTTGAAAAATCAAATAAAAATTCTACAACAGAAGATCTTGATCAAATAGATGGTCTTTATCCTCTTGTTGGTCCCAACATGTATGAAAATGGAGTTCCTAAAAATTCCACATTTAGTGTAGGATTAAATTGGGATTCTAATTATAATAATAACAATATTAATTTTACAAGTATTGGTGGTGCAGGTGCGTACAAGTATCAAACAAGTTATTTTAATAATTACTATGTTGATTATTTGGAACCAACATATTTCTGGAATAGACCGATTAGTTTCTTGAATACACCAGGTATAATGAAATCACACAATACGCCTGTAAATAATACTTATTTTAGATTACAAAGATTACATGACATATATCATATTAATTGCTCATCAACTACAGTTGGTGGTGTTGTAAAATGGGGAGAATATGGATATGTACAAGGTGGAACTCCACCCACAATGGGACTTGCTTACAATTCAACATACTATTCGAACAATAATTTCTTTGTATCTTTGGGTGGATCCACTTTACCAGAAATTTACGGTCCAACAGTTCCATCAGAAGTTCCTCTTAATATAATAGATCCAGCAAATACAAATTATGGAAGATAATAAACAATGGCTTTATCTGTTTCAAATGTAAAATACTGTTCATGCATAGAGTTTGATGCTAAAAAAACAAAAGGTATAGCCAGAGCATATCCTATTCCAACAAATAAAAAGTGTTCTGATGTATTAAATAAACAAGCACATATCAATTCATGGTGTTGTTTTTTTAAAAGATGGCAAGATTATCTTGGCTCTAATATAATAAAAAATGATATACAATTGTTTACACTGATGGCTAAAAACCCATTGGAGTATAAGCAAGAAATATATCCTTGGGGTGATTATGGCTGGTTTGGTCCATTCTCAAATGAAAACGATGCATTAGCAGCAGCGAATAAACAAATAGAAGAAAATTATTTTGTTTGGGATATTATTTGGAAAACTAAAATTAAAATTGCAGAAGATACTTATCAAAAAAGAGCAGTTCCAGGATTGATAGGTGGTTTCAATATTCATGGTCATACATTAAATAGAGATACAAATATTTGTTCTGCTATAACTTATAGTTCAACAAAAACAGTAAAAAATATTTTAGATGTAGATAATAAACTTGTAGATTTATGGATATGGGAAGTTGATGGTGATAATAATTTAGGATTATGTGGTTGGAATAATCCATATTCAAATTCATCAAGAATGGATTGTTATAATTTTGTTGAGATAAATGATTATGATGAATTTTGTAATAATAACACATACGATAAAACAATGGACAATACAAACTATGGTTGTTGGTGCTGTGGAAACTATACAGGATTAACCACTAAATACGATTTGATAATGAATAATTACTCTATTGATATAGGTCCATGTGGAAATCCATATCAGTCAGATAAAAGAAACGGTAGATTTAAAAAATTTGATAAAACAATAGGTCTAATACCATAATATGTCAACTTGGCAACCTCCACAAGAAATATCAAATGTAAATCTTGAAAAGATGTCTGGTGGTCAACCAGGCTTTATAAACATTTCAAGGCATATGTGTGTTGGTGGTAGTATTGATGAAGGTACTGTAAAGAATATAACATCAAAATCTGGTGGTATTTTTAGATACGCATGTGGTTATTATCATGATAATATAGGTCAAACTTATTTTAATGGTTCTCCTGGTGGTTGTCAGTTCAATAACCAAAATGCTTTGTGGGATACTGTTCAAGGCAGAGGATGTAGTGATTGTGGTACTTTTTGTAATATAGGAAATGCTGGCAGTGGTTCTGCTTTTGAGGGAAGTACTACTGGTGTTACAACCGAATATATTTCAAGAGATGACAATAACAAATATGTAATGAACTTTCCCGGTAGATTGGTAATGATTCCCGGATCAAAAATAATCCCATATGCATCAGGAGATACTGGTGCAAAAATTACAGGAACATTAATATTTAAACATCCTAGAATGGCTATAGATGAATTAAAATATTTTGGTGTTTCTGCTCAATATAGAAATAGTGTCAAATCTGTTTCTGCTGGAGAAATTATTAGAATAAATCCGTGGAGATGTCCACATGGTCAAGGTGCGACAGTAGCAGTTGTATTCTTTAAAAAAGATTTATCTAAAGTTGTAATAGGCACAGCATCGAGAACAGTTGGTGGAAATGTATTCCATGATTATAAAATATTGAGAGATGTATCAAATCAACAAAATAAATATCATGATTATATAACAATGAGTCACTATACCTTTATGGGTAGTTGGTGGAATAATGGTGGAAATAAAGGACCAGAACCACTTACTTGTGCAGGTGAACACGATATACAAGTTCCATTAGCACCATTTTGGGACGATGATACTGTTATGGTTATAGTCATAGGTGGCAACACTCAAGGACCAAGAAAAACAAAAGTAAATGATTGTAGAAGCATAACAAATGCAGGCAATCAAAATTGGTTTAATGGACCACATAGAGTTGCTTATTGGACACCTAATGCTAATCGTAATCTTGGCTCATGTTCGTTTTCTTATACAATAAATAAATTTACTGAAACATTTTTTGGTTGCTCACAATTTAGAGATATTGATTGGAATTTAAATTCAAATGGTACTGCAAACGGTGGAGATTCTGTATGGGAAATACCAGAATCTGGTAGTCACATAATGAAATTAGTTTCATCTGATTATTATTCAAGAGAATGTACAGATAGAATATCATCAACACAATTAAATATAGAACAAGATTCAACTGTATATCTTGCAAACTGTCATGAAAATGTTGGTGATCCACGATCAGTTCCAACTACTTCAAGTGCAGATGAAATGAGAACTGGTAAAGAATCATTAAATGGAAAACATTATCTAGAAAAATGTATGTCATATTCTATGAATGTTAATCCAGAGGATAAACATATAAACCAAAGTAGATGCTGTTCACCAAAAATAAGTGGACCATTTTTATTAGATTCTAGATCAAATTCTATTAAAACAGGTATTAATGAAAAAATATATGATGCACCTTATACAAAAGATAGTCCAACAGAAACAAAACCACAATTATCACTGTTTAATGAAAATTTTCAATATCAATTAAAATATAGAATAAACTGCGAATGTGATGCATCAACTTGTGGTATTAATCCATGTTATGGTTGTATCTCAAAAACTAAAGAAACTTATGATCAATGTTTGAATACTGAAAAATGTGTAACTAATAATTGCTGTACAAATCCTTGTGTTTATGGTACTGGTCTTCCATGTCCAACAGATATAACACAATGCAAGAATAATTTAGAATGCTATAGTAAGGGTTGTTGTCCAACTTGTTCAACCGTATGTACAAATATACAAACATTCTCTGAATATAATAAATGTATAGCCGATCAAGAACCTTATAAAACAAATAAGTGTAAAGAAAATTCATGCTGCGAGCCACCATGTGAATTGTGTCCAAAGAGGTATGAAGATTGTATATTGAACTCAGAATGTAATAATGCTGGCTGTTGTGTTAAGAAAGAAATAGATTGTTGGAATGATTATACAATAACAGATTTTATTGATTGCAGAACTAATAGAAATTATTATTCTACAAAACTCTCAGGATTCTGTTGTAGTAATAATCTATGCACAGTTGATGATCCGGATTTAGAAAATGAACCAAATATAAATTCAGTACAGGAAAATAATTGTTTTGATTATTTTACAGATACTTCTATAACTTGGAATAATTGTATAACCACCAGTGATTGTTTGAACAAAAAATGTTATCTATTAAAGGATAATCCAAATTATACTTCTACTTCATGTACTGTTTCTGTTTGTAAAACAAGTACTATTAAAGAATGGACTGATTGTATTAATAACCCATCATGTGTAGGCACAACAGATACCACTTTAAAAGCAAATAAATGTTGCGATTTCCCATGTAGTGCAGGAACTCAATGTTTTACTGAACTCCAAACAACTAGACAATTAGATGATCCACCTGCTCCTACTAGACAGGTAGGTAATTATGCTGAATGTATTCAATATTGTCCAACTTGCAAAATAAATGGATGTTGTGATTTTATATTTAATAAAGGATGTATAATATGAGTTACAATATTCCTCCAGAAAAAAATATAGGCGATGGCTGGTGCGATCCCGGACTTGGCAGACCATGCGGTCCTCCTAGTGAAATAAAAAATTCTGAAGAAAATTTAGAAAAAAGTCCCGGAGGTGTGCCCGGTTATTTTGCTATAACAAAAAAACAATGTGTTGGTGAAGTATATTTTGATCCACTAAAAGATCATCCAGTATACAATTATAAAAGAGGTGGAGACACATGCAAAGTTGGTTGTCCACAAACAAGAGATTTTGATTGGGAAAATTATGTACTACAAAGATTTGAAATGCCTTCAACTGGAAGTCATATATTAAAAATTGTTCCAAGTGATTATTCCAAAAGAAATTGTATTAATAAAATATCAACAAACAACCAACAAAGTTCTGTTTTATATTCTTCGTCGTGTTATAAAAATATAGGTGATAAAGAATATAATGAAAATTTAAATAATAGAAAATATGAAAAGAAATGTTCTTCTTATGATATGAATATCAATCCAGAAGGAAATGCATTTTTTTCAAATTATAAATGCTGTTCTCCAAAAATAAGTGGACCATTTTTATTAGAAACAACTAGGAAGAAGGCAATAGAGAGTGCCGGAACTGGAAATGTTGTAGAAAAAATTTATGATGCACCAAATGATAATATCAATTATGCAAATAGACCAGATTTAAGTGTATTTAATGAAAATTTAAAATATAATTTAGAAAATAGAATACATTGTGATTGTAAAGAAACCTTTTGCATTTAAATTAAAATTTATATAAATAGAAAAGAAAGGAATATATTATGTCAGATTTTATACAAAAATTAGTAAATGGTGATTTAGAATCTTTTAGACAAGAAGTTTTTGATACTCTTTATGCAAAATCTGGAGAAGCATTAGAGGCTCGAAAAATAGATATCGCAAATAGTTTATATTCAGAGTCACCAGAACAACAAGAAGAACCAGAACTAGAATCAGAGGAAACAGAAGAATGAAACTTATAACAGAAACTCATCAAGATATTAAATATATTACCGAAGAAGAAAATGGTAAAAAATCCCTTTTTATTGTAGGTCCATATATGGTTGCAGAACAAAGAAACCGAAATGGTAGAATTTATACACAAACTGTTTTAGAATCTGCTGTTAGATCTTACACAAAGGATTTTATAGATCAGGGTAGAGGATTTGGTGAATTGGGACATCCAGAAAGTCCAACCGTTAATTTAGATAGAGTTTCTCATATGATGAAATCTCTTACTTTTGAAGGCACTGTTTGCATGGGTAAGGCTAAGATTTTAAATACACCAATGGGTAAAATTGCAGAAGGTCTTATTACAGATGGAGCAAGACTTGGTGTTTCTAGTAGAGGTATGGGTTCATTAGAAGATAAAAATGGTGTAAATTATGTAAAAAATGACTTTATGTTGTCAGCAGTCGATATTGTTGCAGACCCATCAGCACCTGGTGCGTTTGTTAACGGCATAATGGAAGGTAAAGAATGGGTATGGGATAATGGTATTATTAAAGAAAAAACCATATCAAACTACGAAAATGTAATCAACAAAACATCAAAAAGAGAACAAGAAGAAGTTCAATTAAAGATATTTGAACACTTTTTGTCAAAATTAAAGAATTTATAAATAAAAACAGACTACCGATAACAGGAGATTTTAAAAATGGATCCAAAGAAATTAGCAGAAGAAATCCTCGAACAACTATTCCCACAACAAGAAGTTGTAAATGAAGAGGCAGATGAAGAAGAGGATTATGAAGAAGAAGATGAGGGTGAAGGTGAAGAGGAAGAAGGAGCAGAGCATGAAGCAAAGGAACCTGCTGGTCACGAACAAGCAGAGACTTCAAAGGGAGGAACAGCAGCAAAGAATCAAGCTTCTGTTTCTATGAAGCCATCAATGGCTTCTGCTTCAGTACCAAGTGCTCCAAGTCATGCAGCAGGAACACAAGACCTTTCAGGAAGAGGTGTACAACCATTCCCTGGAGGCGGTGCAGAACCACAAACATTACAAGTAACAAATACAAATGCAGCAGCAAATCAAGCAACATTAAATATGAAGCCATCTTTCGCTGCAGTTGAATTGCCAGGACTAAACAAGACACAAGTACAAGAGGATGTAAAGACTCTCTTTGGTGCAGAAGTATCAGAAGAGTTCTTAACAAAAGCAACTTCATTGTACGAAGCATCAATTAATACAAATCTTCAAACAATTACAGAGCAAATGGCAAATATTTTTGAAGAAAAACTCGCTGAAAGTGTAGTCCAAATCAGTGAAGAATTAGAAAATAAAGTAAATGATTACTTATCCTATGTTGTTGAAGAATGGGTTAAGGAAAATGAATTAGCAGTAGATAATGGTCTACGCACAGAAATTGCTGAGAACTTTATCCAAGGTCTTAAGAATCTCTTTGTAGAGTCTTATATTGAAGTACCAGAAGATAAAACAGATGTCTTCGAAGAAATGGTAACAGAACTTGAATCTCTAGAAACAAGAATAAACGAAGAGATGGAAAAGAATGTTGCTCTTTCTGAAAAAGTTGCTTTATTAGAAGCAGTAAAGGTTTTCGAAGAAGAAACAAAGTCCCTCAAATCAATTGATGCTGAAAATCTTCGTAAGTTGGCTGAAAATGTAGAATTCTCAAGTTCACATGACTTCCGTTCAAAGGTCAAAATTCTCGTTGAAAATTATACAAAGGCAAAGTCCTCTTCTCCAAAGGTAACACCAAGTAAAGAAGAAACCACAAATGTAGGTCGAGTAATTGACACATTAATGGAAGAAACCGAGTCAAACGAAGAAAATCAGTACATTAACGAATCTATTAAACTATATTCCGATATTCTCGGAAGAACAGTTCAAGGATAACTCTAAAAAATTAAATTTATATATATAATTAGAATTCTAAAAAGGAGCTAGAATAAAATGGACCTCAATCGTCAAGCATTAACTGAGTCAACAAAGAACAAGTGGAAGCCAATCCTTGAACACAAGGCACTTCCAGAAATCAAAGATAACTATAAGAAGTACTGCACAACAGTTCTTCTAGAGAATGAAGAGCGTTTCCTCCGTGAAACCTATCAAGGTATCGCAGGAACAGGTCTTGGTACAATCGGTGGTGCATCACCATCAGCAACCCAAGGCATCGATTCATTCGATCCAATTCTCATCAGCCTCGTTCGTCGTGCAATGCCAAATCTAATGGCATACGACCTCGCAGGTGTCCAACCAATGACAGGTCCAACCGGACTTATCTTCGCAATGAAGAGCCGTTACGGTTCAGTCAATGGTTCTGGTTACAGAACAGGTTCAGAAGCACTATTTGCTGAAGCCGATACAGGTCTAAGCAACAGTGGTCTAGCTGGAACACACCAAGGCAACATGGGCAATATCTTTGCTGACGATGTTTCAAACACAGATGCTCAATTCGAACCAGCTCGTGGTATGTCAACATCTGATGGTGAAAAACTTGGTGCTGCTAGCCCAACTAGCCCAACAGGTTCATCATTCAATGAAATGTCATTCACAATCGAGAAGACAGCAGTTGAAGCAAAGACTCGTGCTCTAAAGGCTGAGTACACCATCGAAATGGCACAAGACCTCAAGGCAGTTCACGGTCTAGATGCTGAAACCGAACTCGCAAACATTCTCTCAACCGAGATCATGTTCGAAATCAACCGCGAGCTCGTAAGACTTATCTACGATGTATCTAAGTTAGGTGCTCAACAAACTGATCTTGCAGCAATGACAACTGCTAAACTTGGCACAACCAAGGGTGGCGTATACGATCTAGAGCTAGACTCAGACGGTCGTTGGAGTGCTGAGAAGTTCCGTGGTCTTCTCTTCCAAATCGAAAGAGAAGCAAATGTCATCGGATCAGAAACTCGTAGAGGTCGTGCAAACATGGCAATCTGCAGCCCAGATGTCGTATCCGCACTCTCAATGAGTGGTATTCTTGATTTCTCACCAGCATTCAATTCAGCAATGAATACAGATGTTAATGGTAACACACTAGCAGGTACACTAGCTGGTGGCAAGATTAAGGTTTACATCGATCCATATTCAATGCCAACACACATTGAGTCATGGACTCCAGTAAACTATGTCTGCTTAGGTTATAAGGGTACAAGCCCATACGACGCAGGTATCTTCTACTGCCCATATGTACCGCTACAAATGGTAAGAGCAGTTGATACTGGTAACTTCCAACCAAAGATCGGATTCAAGACTCGTTATGGTATCGTAAGTAATCCATTCGTTCTAGGTGCAGACAGTCTACCAGACGCTCAACGCCTACAACGCAGAAGAAACCAATACTATCGTATCTTCCGCGTAGATAACCTACACGGTAACGACGCAACATACAACCCAACATCAGCAAACTGATAGTTTGATAGAGGGTTAACGAACGATAGGGGAGGAGAAATCCTCCCCTTATCATTTACATAAATAATTACATGGACACATCATTTCTTAAATCAGTTATAGAGAGATCACCAAAGACTCTTAATACACTTCAACCAAATGAATTCCGTGTGGTATTTCATAAAATTCCACATATAGTTTATTTTTGTCAAAAGGCAAATATACCTGGTATATCATTAAATGAATTCCAGCAACCAACTCCATTTGCAACTCCTGTTCGCAGACCAGCAGGACAAATTACATATGAAAATTTTGATATGGATTTCCTTGTTGCAGAGGATATGGAAAATTGGAAACAATTACATGACTGGACAACATCAATTCCACCAAATGTTGATTTTAGTAATGCATTACCACATAAAGATTATTATTCCGATGCATCATTATTAATTATGAATAGTGTATCAAAACCATTTTTTGCAATTCATTTTAGAAATTGTTTTCCATTAACAATAAGTACAATTGATTTACAAACAACTGTATCAGATATTACTCCTGTAACCTGTTCAACATCATTTGCATACACTGGTTATTATCTGGAAAAGTTGACTACTTCATAATCTGTGTTATACTTATATCATGACTTTAAATGAACTAATTGAACAAGCAAAACAAGACATGAAGTTTGACGACACAGAACTCGATAAGGAGTCTCTGCGTATTCCTCAGTTGCATAACAAGTATCTCAACTTTTATCATGAAGAAAAGTTGCGATATCAGAGTTACAAGACAAACTATTCAAAGATGTTCAAACTCAAATGGGAATACTATTGTGGTAAACTCAGTGAGGATCAATTAAAGGAACTTGGATGGGAACCATTTGATCTAAAGATTCTTCGTCAGGATGTAGACATTTATCTGGATGCCGATAAGGATCTAATTGAATTAAAAAATAAGATGTCAATTCAAGAAGAAAAGGTAGATTATTTGAGTTCTGTCCTCAAAGGAATCATGAATCGACAGTTTCATATACGGGACGCTATCTCTTGGCGCAAGTTCCTCAACGGAAGTATATGATAAATACTTGTATATGGATTTAGTGATTGAACCGTTAGACTCTGTTTATATAAAGGTGGACTGTGATAGAAGTTTTGCAAAGGAGTTATCTGACTACTT